TATGCATCCCCTTTTCTTTACCATAGAGAAAGTCCTTGATGTCATAAGGAGGATCAAGGAATACAAAAGTATTCTCTGATCCCTCAGCATTCATAACCTCAGAGTAATCAATATTAGTAATCTTCCAGTTCTTAATCAAATCAGAAAACACAGCAAGTTTATCTGCTCCGACCAGAGAGAAGTTAGCATTAGCAGCAGTGCGTGAGAATGTGCTGTTCTCTGTCAGTCCAGAGTAACTACACTTATTCATAATGAAGAAAGCAACTGCCTTTTGGAAATCATCGTAAGTATCGATTTCACTGGCATAACGATCAAACAGATCTCTGGCAAACTTATCCTTCTCATCCTGTGTGCCACTCTCCATCATCTTCTCTTTCTGCTCTCTGACACTCTCAGACAGGTCTCTCCCATTATCCCTGAGTTGTACCCAGAAGTTATAGAGAGGCACATACAGGTCATTAACCCAGACAGGAATATCCCTATTTGCCTTAGTCACATCAATGGCGATAGAACCACCACCAATGAATGGTTCACGATACTCAGTGATTACTTTTGGATACCACTGAGAGAGGGTTTTAATTGCCTTCGACTTACCCCCAGGGTAACGAAGAGGTGTCTTCAATGATTTTAGAGTCATAATCTTTAGGATGATATTTCAAATATTCAAAGAAGGTCAGTTTCATTTCCTTCTCAGTCATACCACAATGCTTTGCAGCAGCAGGTAAGTTCAGTCTAGCACGATATAGTGCCTCGTTTGCTTCCTTTACATTTTCAGGTGTAGTCTTGACTACTGGGTCTTTCAGTTTAGACTTATCGATTTTGAGTAATCCCATTATCGTACAAAGCGGAAGACACGATTGATGTGTCCGGTCAATTCATTTACACCGACAGCCATCTCACGATAACCAATACCAACATAAAGTTGACCCAGAACTACTGCAGTTGTGCAGGTTCCCCAGAAGATGTAATAGAACCTTGATTTAATTTGATGTGACTTTTTCATAATTTGTCCTTACATTAAAGTGATAGTATGCATTTCCAACCATACCCGCCATCCCAAACCAATAAACAGCGATAAGAGTAATACCAATCCAGGTGGGAATAGTTGTTATTCTATGTTCCATACAGAAAATTCATAATCTTCAATGACTTCATTAGAAAGAAAGTTTTTGGAAAGTTTTTCAATTTCCTTATTGGCATACTCTTCATTGTCTGCCTCAAAATCAATTTCAATCAACTTACCCAAACGCAATCTATTAAAAGTCATATCAGACATTCTACCACATGCCGCCATAACAGCATTACCAGCAGAATCACTAACTGCCTTTCTCAGTCTAACTTCAACTCTTGCTTTGAATTTCATTTGAATTCACACTCCACCATAAGTTCAGTCAGACAAGCGAGAATATTTATCTCCTGATCCGCGACGAAAGCGCTTTGATACTGATACTTAGCAAGAACAAGAACAGCAGCAGGAATACTACCAGGGACCAAGGAATCGTAAAGATTATCGTAGATACGACGAAGAAGTACAGTAGTATCGTTGTCCAGATTACTGACAATCCACTTTCGGACTTCCGCGAAGTTCTTCTCTTTGAGGTTCTTGACGAGTTCATTTATAGAGATGTCTGAGAAACTTGCAAGTATGCCCGAGTCGATGCGTCCCCCCACTGCATATCGTTGGCACTCGTTGAGGACTCGTCGCCAGTCTGGGAAGTGTTTGTTGATGAGTTCGACAAGGACTTTCTTATCCGCCTCAACACCCTCAGAATCCAAGATGTGCGTGAGACGCTTGAAAAATTCCATTGCGATTGAGGATCGCTCTTTTCCTTTGATTCCAAACTCGATGACTGCACACCTTGAGTGGAGAGGTTCGATGATTCGGTTTTTGTAGTTACAGGTGAAGATGAATCGGCAGTTGCCATGAAACTCCTCACAAAACGCCCGTAGTAAGAGTTGTACGTCGTTTGTTGTGTTATCAGCCTCATCGATAATGATGACTTTGTGTTTGCCAGTTGAAGAAAGTGAGACGGTCGAAGCGAAATTCTTTGCAGTATTTCTGACCGTATCAAGGAAGCGTCCTTCATCGGATCCGTTGATGACATAATAATCTACTCCTAGTTCGATACATAGTGCTTTTGCGACAGTGGTTTTACCACATCCTGCTGGTCCCGCTAGAAGTAAGTTAGGAACCTCTCCTTTATCTAGGAACTCTTGAAAGGTCTTTTTTGTAGTCTCAGGGAGAATACAATCTTCAATTTTTTGGGGACGATACTTCTCAACCCAAAGGAAATCACTCATAATAATTATTCACCAAGTTCATGGATTACAGGTTTTTCGTGGACTAGAACACGATAGAGTTCTGGGTGGTTACCAGCAGAGACAGGGATAAACTCTGTTTCAGCATTGAACTCATCATCGCGAACTGCCTGATTGATTACAATAGAGCCGTCAGAACCAGAAGTGCTACGGTGATATGTTCCGATAGGCACTACCAGAGCACCACTCCTACGGTTCAAGTGAACGATATGATATGGAAACTTCCATTCAAAGTTCACGAGTTCAAACGTGCGTTCTCCTGAGAGGACACGATTATGGTCCACTTGATGATGGTGGATATAGAACTGTTTTGCACCGATGATATCGTCTGGTGGTGAAACTGCTGGTCCTTCGTGAACCACAAGATCAGATGCGTTTGAATCATCGACGGAAATATCATAGAACACAACATCGGGTGTCTCTCGGAAGACTCGATGCTTTCTGTATTGTACGCTCATAATAAAATTAAATGGTCATAGAATGTCTCTTGGTATAAACCAGTATGACACAAGTTGCCACCTTTTGCCAAGTAGATATGCCTGATAAAAATCTGTCACATCCTTGAAGGTGTTTCGGTACTCCTTAGGATAAATCGTCAGACTCATCACTATGAAGATTATAACATGGAATACATTGCTGGCGGGATGGTGACCCAACTGGAAACCCAATAACTTAGCTTCATCATTCACAGAAAAACCCAACCTGAAATGACAATGTAACTCGTCATGCAGGTCGGTGTCTTCTCCTATTCCAGGAATCCAGTTTTCTAAAAACTGAATATAAGGATCGGGTTCCATCAGAGTGGCCAACCAGTTCCAGGTTTACCCTCAACAACTTCACCAAACTTGTTGTGTGGTTTCAGGTCGGGGTCAGGGTTGCTCTCTACTCTTGCTTCCTTCCGTTTAATAACAATGAACTTATCAGCAGCAAAAGTCCCAGCAATTTTGAACTCAAGATCCGTTCCATCTTCCCAGATTTCTTCTCCATTCTTCTTCCTCATATCAAGCATACACTCGACTTCTTTGATAATCTCAGGTGTAATTTTCATAATCAAAAACAAAATTCAATAAGTTTTTCACCAACCGCTTGGGGTCGGTCTTCATAAGATTGTGCTTCTAGTTCATTGTCAGTGGTCATATCATCTGAAACAGATCCAGGATAATAATCGTTCTTACAAAACTGAGCAGCATGGAGCGCTTCATGATCTACTGTCCGATTAACTTCAAGGGCGCCTCTTACGCCCGACATATGCTCTAGAATAGCATCAGTACAAATGATTACCTCAATAAACTCAGTGCTGGGTGTGGATAGGGTGAACCCAGCAAAATTGTTATTACGCTCTCTACACATAGAAGCATTTTCTACAACCTCCATTCCTGCTGCTTCCATTAGAGCAAGAAGTGTTTCTCTTTCAGGGGTAAGATAGGCTTCCATATCAATCGAGCATAGATTTTTCTTGTTTGGCGAGTTTGAAATACATCTTGTAGTAACGACCTTTGATTTCCTGTAAGGTAATCATGTCTTCTTCAAACCCCAAGTATTTGAGCATCATAAAAGCACTTTCTAACTCACTGATAATACGAAGCACATTAGTAGAGTGAACTTCCATACCACCAAAGACATACTTACTAGAGTCTTTCTCAACATGCTGAATATGCTCTGGGAAATCTAACATTGGATATTTGATAGTAACAACACGATGAGATTCTCGTTCACCACCAGAATACTCATGTAATTCAGTATTCTTTAGTTCACCCTTCAGAAGCAGAGTTGCTTCATCAAGTAATCTCTTTACTTTTTCATCCATCATCCAAAAGTGCTATCGGGCTCAAGTGCGATGTAATACTTCAGGTTATACTGAGTATTGGTAAACTGACTCAGCAGTTTGGAAGAGACAACAACATCATATGCACCAGGGATGATCTTGATGTTTTCAACCTTGAAGTTAAAGCAAAACTCCTTATCAGTTTCACCAACAACGATTGCATACTCGTTGGAGGTGTCGTTCTTCTTGTCACGAACAACCAGTTTGATAACACCTGCTTCACCAATAGCAGAGAAGTCGGGCAATTGATACACTGCTGCTGCCTTCAGGAGTTTCTCCAGAGAGGTGGTGTCCAGTTGGAAGGTAACATCCTCAGAAGGAAGGGTAATCTCTTTCTCAGGAGGAGAGATGATGACGTTGGGGTCAGCATAGAAATACTTGACGCGACGCTTACCTTCACGGATGCTGAGATAAGAAGTCTCAGTGAAGTCCAGGTCAGGGTCTTGGTGCAAACTCAGACCATTCAGAAACTGGTTCAGGTCATAGACAGCAAAGTCCCGTGGGAAGTCTTCCTTGATTTCTGCCTCAGCAAGAATGTTCTTAGCAACAGAGATAGTGCGGAGCTTAGTGCCTTGCTTCACCAAGATAGAATTGTTGATACCAGCAAAGTTCTTGAGGATGGTGAGGGTGTTATCAGACAGTTTCATTTTTTGTTCTTTGAGTTTCATGATCATTGATTGTAAGTTTCACGTGTTGCATTCTTATCATTGAAATGCAGAAGAAGAACTGCATAATGCAGAATTTTGATAATGTCCCGACGAGCGGTGCCTTTCTTGTCATAGCGAGAGGCATACTTAAGGATGTTGCTGCGACAAAACGCCTCACCATCACCACACGCTTCAATCAAGTCAAGCGTTTGGATTTTATCATCACCAGCAGAATAATGCTGGTTATATGTGCCAGCAATGTAATCTGACAATTCTTTGAGGATTGCCTCCTCGTTGTATTTGTATCGTTTCGATTCTGTCATATTAAGGTTGAAGAGGTTTTCTTCCATCGATGCGTCGTAGAATAAGGACCAAGAGTTAATAGTCATATTATATCACTCCTCAGTGGGTTTGGCAACTTCAGGCATCTCAAAATCAACATCAACCTTGTCATACAGTTCAAGGAATGCCTGCTTGGTTTCATCATCGAAACGATTGATGCAGACTTGAATTGCTTTTGCCTTGTCACCAAAGATTTTGAAGGCACGGACAATGTGAACCAGACGGCGGGTGCTGATGATTTCCTCAATACCACCGTCATAGAAGGTCTTACGGATGATGTCTGCCCAGTCTACCAGGCGACCACAGAAGTCCTTGTCGTAGCACAGTTTGGTCAGGATAGACTTCTCTTGTGCGGGAGTGGGATACTCTTGCTCAAAGGTGACAGGGAACCTTTCCAAGAAGGCTTCGTTGAGCACATTAGTACCAATGAATCGTCCATCGTCGGAACCTTTACCCTTGGTATTTGCTGTTGCGAAGATCTGGAAACCATCCTTGGGTGCAACATACTTGCCAATTTTCTTGAGGAAAACCCCTTTGCCTTCGAGGATGGACTGAAGACATAGGATCTTGTTGGAGCCAAGATCGATTTCGTCAAGAAGCAATACTGCTCCCCGCTGGAGGGCTTCAATAACGGGTCCATTGTGCCAGACGGTTTCTCCATTAACAAGACGGAAACCGCCAATAAGATCGTCTTCATCAGTCTCGATTGTAATGTTTACGCGAATCAGTTCTCGCTTTGTTTGAGCACACGCTTGCTCCACTGAGAAAGTCTTACCATTGCCGGAGAGTCCCGTAATGAAGACAGGGTAGAATAGACCGGATTCAATAACTTTTTTAATATCACCGAAGTTACCAAACTTGACGAAGTTATCATCTTTTGCGGGAATAAGGTTTTGTGCGATTGCTGGTACGGCAGCAGGTGCATTGTAAGTCTCTTCTAGTTCTTCTACTGTCTCGGTAGATACCTCAAAGTTCCACTTACCACGTCCAGTCTTGTATTGTTCAATCTTCTTAGTAACAGTCTGATAGTTCGCGTCATTCATAGCGCACCACCCACGAATCTCAGCACTGGTGACTGCTTCACCATAGAGTGCTTGGAGAGAGGTGACGATGTAATCGGGGGACATGTGTTTGTCTTAACTGAACATATTATATAACAGAAAAGGCACCCGTAGGTGCCTTGTAGACGGTTATGTGGTTGTCACACTACCAGGTCCATGAACTCATTAAGAATCTTTTTGTTCATCTTTTTGGACTTCAGACTGTTGACAAATGCTCGTTTGATTTGAGACTTGGTTGCATCATCATCAACATCAAAATCAGAGTCACTGGACATAGCACTGGAGGAAATACCAAAGTAGCGATGATAAGGACTGGTCTTGATTGCGAACGCACGCTCTTTCTTCCAGACTTTTTGAAGTTTAACCCAATCATCAACACCAGAATAACGACGAATGAATGAGTTAGCGTCGCGGGGAGCAAGAACACGAATACCAATGAAGTTT